CCATTTAAATTTGGTAAGTATAAAGGCATGTCGAGTTTTAAAGAAACTGATTTTACTAGAGCATATTGAAATAATTGATTACCTAACCTACCATATTGCCCTATCTGACTAAAACAAATCATAAAAATTCTTTCATTAATTTTTCAAAGTTGTATGTTTTTTTCCAATTTGGAAAATATGATTTGAATTTTGACATATCCGTAATATACCAAATATGGTCGCCTGCTCTATTCTTATCTATTATATTATATGATAGTTTTTTATCTAATGCATTTTCAAAATATGAAATTGCTTCCAACATCGAAATATTGTTATCAAAAGATCCACCTATGTTAAAAACTTCCCCAAAACAAGCATTATTTTTATAAACCTCATCAACACAAGAAGCTATATCATCAGCATGTATATTATCTCTAACTTGTTTACCCTTATATCCATAAACTGTGTAATGCTTTCCATCTCTTACACATTTAGATAAATAAGCTAAAAATCCATGTAATTCCGCACCTTTATGTTGTCTCCCAGTTAAACAACCACATCTAAATATAGCTGTTTTGATACCTAAATTTTTCCCATACTCTTGAACTAATAAATCCGCAGATAGCTTACTAACTCCGAATATACTATGGACACAAGAATCTACCGACATAGATTCATTTACACCTAGTCCGTCTTTTTGTGAATATCTTAATGGTTGTTCTATTATATTAAAATAATTCGGTCTATCACCATAAACTTTATTTGTGGATAAAAATACAAATGTAGCACCGGGTGCGTGCTTTCTGGTGAGTTCTAAAAGATGCAAGGTTGCCACAGCATTTACGTCAAAATCAAGTTTAGGATCTCTATAAGACCAATCATGAGATGGTTGCGCTGCACAATGCACAATCAAAGACGCACCCTCTATAACATGTGACTCTAGTGATCTTATGTCTGCCCAGTGGTGTGTGTAGTTTGAATAATCTTCAAGTATTTCTAATTGATCCTTAACCGAGGCTTCTGCTCCAAAAAATTCTTTCCGCATATCATTATCTATTCCAACCACCTCATGCCCCTGATTGAGAAATCTAAAACAACAGGATTGCCCTATAAGCCCCAAAGATCCAGTGATAACAATTTTAGACAAGACAATACACCTCATCACAATTTAAATCAGCAATTTTTTTATATCCCTTGGAAGTAAAAAAATTAGGAATATCATTATTTTTATAATTATTTTCAACAGTAATACAATGAATTTTAATTTTACTAAAGTCTATTGTATTTAATATAGGTAACTCCATCCCCTCTACATCAAGACTCATATAATCTATTTCTGTAACTGAGTGTTTTAGTAGTAAATCAGTGATAGGTAAGCATTCTATATCAAGTAACTCCATACCCCCACCAAACTGGAATAATTCTTTAACTATTCTTATTATATGATTTACATCATACCCTTCCAAAATTCCACTCAGACCTTTGGATGGTCCATGTATCTGCAAAAATTTTCTGATTTCTCTTTTTGAGGTAATAGCCACATTCTCACATATACAAGATCTCTGAGCCTTAAGTTTAATAAAATCTTCTCTTCTGGGCTCTACAGCAATTCCTTTCCATCCAAGCTGTTCAAAAAAATAAGTGTTGTTTTGATCTATAGGTTCTGAGGCTCCTATATCTAAAAAAAACCCATCAGATTTTTTATTCAAAACATTTTCATAGATAAATTTATCTTGGCCAAATTGACTATAGTATTTCATAATAATTTATTAGTTATAACTTTCCAAGGGTATAGAAAATTTTCAGCTATATTATAATTTTCTACGACGGCATTTATTCTGTCATCATAGAATGATTTATTTAAATTTGGTAATATTTTTTCCAACTCTTCCACAGTGGAAAAAGAAATTATACCATCTTTATTAAATATATCAATAACTCCGGGATCTCCGCAATAAATTGGTATAGTTCCAGTCCTAAAACAATCTAATAATTTTTCTGTAAAATACCCATTAATTGGGGCGTTTTCAATTTCTACTGAAAATCTATAATCTTTTATAAAATTTAATTTATACTCATCCCCATCATTTTGATATTTTGAATGACTAGTTCCACCCCTTCTTACATAATCAAAATATTTCTCATATTTAGAAATCACTTCATGCCGCATTCTATGCCCAACAGTATAGGTTTTACTAGATGCTATAATCGTAGTATTATAACGTTTATTATATATCTTATGATCTTTTGGATTTATAAAATAAGATCCCCATGGACAATAGACAGAATTTGTAACTTGATCTAAAAATTGCTTAGTGTGGGAAAATATTAAATCTACTTTATTTTTTAATTGGTAAGCTATTTGATAGTTTTGAATATTAATAGAATGTGGTTCTATTATCCACAAAAATTTTTTGTTAGATTTTATATTTTCTGTTAATGTCAAACATTGATCTGATATAACTATATTTTCAAATTCTTGGGATAAAGCTTCTTGAATGCTTATAGTTTTTAATGCAATATTGTCATTTAATGATAAAGCTTCATTATAATATTGATTAGTTGGAACAGATAAATCTAAAAAAGGGATGGTAATCATTTTATTAATCCATATGGTTTTTTATTCAAAATTGATAAAGAACATCTAATTTGATCTCTCAACTTTGATTCCTCGGCATGATCATTATTACCGTGAATTCTATAATATACTAAATCTTTATCTATAAACTTTACTCTATCCTTACCGCTCATTTCTAAAATTGGAAGAAATATTGCAACATCCGATGCTGCACTAAACCAATTACCAGCGAAATCTTTCATATCATTTTCTTGTAGATAGGGAATCAAGTGTGCTCTAAAAGTTCTTAAATGAGACCAAGACCAACCGCGTGTTTGAAAAGATTGTCTAAATGGTAACTCATTCAATGGTCTGCAAACTGAACCTTGTCTAGAAATATAATTACCATATGTTACCCAAGTATTGCTATCCTGGTATTCTTCGGCTAATATTTCTAATGCTTTATGATTAATTAATTTATCATCACCATCTAAATGAATTACAATATTATTTTTTGTAGGTGGTATTAATTGTAAAGTTTCAAAATGATTTCTACAAGCCCCTTTACGATCATTATCAATTATTACATGATGTTTCACCGGCAACGTTTGCATCTTTACAGAATGCATACATTCCTCAAGCCAATCAGATGGGCCATAATAGGGTGTTATTACGTGAAAATTAAGTTCTTCCATGCTTCTAATATCTTTTGATTGTCCCAATATTCTGAACTTGGATCAGACTCTGGTAACCCATAATACCTTACACCAGTGAGGTTACATTCCGCTTTAATATAATTAAACGTTTCTCTTTGCGAAGAATGGTAAACACAGTCTAGGTTATCGTAAACTTGCTGCATATAATCTGAAACTCCACAGTAAATAACATCTCTATTTAATAGAGGCATTACCTCTGCTCTAAAGTAGTGCCAATCAGTTAAGTCTCCCCAAAGTTCTACTCGTGATACATCAGTATTTTTTAGAGCCCTCTGTATTGATAAGTGAGTTCTCTTGTGTGGATCTATACTCCCTAATATAGCAGCAATACCAGTTGATTTAGTGGTAGTCTTCTTTTTTAAATTTGGCAAAGTATTAGGTATAACAACACCATCTACACCTTGCCAATTTTTTTGTGAATTAGAAACAAAATGTATTTTATCATATGCCACATCAACTTCCTTTATTGGAAATACATTAGTTTCATGGCATGATAATATTAACTTCTTTACATTTGGTCGTTGCTTTATATTCAGAAAATGATAAATAATTCTATCATCCGGGGTAAAAGATAATTTATCCAGTGGTCTGTAATAATCACCCGTCAGCTTTCTTTTTACCCAATCTGAAGGCCCATAAAATTCACACTGAATACCATTATCATTAAATAGATTACACAATAATGCATTAGCATTGGTAGAGCCACCACAGTTTGAATATCCAGTTAATAATTTAATCATAGCTTACTTGGATCTACATTCATGCTTTGGAAAGCTTTCTCATAAACATCTAGTCTATATTTAACTACTTTATTTATGTTAAATAACTCTTCCGTTATAGCATGAAGATTTTCACCCATTTCCCTTCTTAGTTTGTGATCAGATGCTACTTTGCTCAGTAATCTAACCCACTCAGTCTTAGGAGCATCTGGGTCGATCAAATACCCAGTCTTTCCATTCTGGATCGTATCGCTGTAGCAACCAACGTTTGAAGCTATTATAGGCACCTTGTATCTTCCGGCTTCAGCTACTTTAATATCAGACTTTGAATCATTAAAAGCATTCATCTTCAAGGGTGCAATAGCAATATCCATATTAGCGTAAAACACACCATATTCATGTGGTCCTACTGCATAATGCGTATTCCAGTTTCTTTGTCCCTTAAAGCCCTTCAATAACTCAGCTTTGTAGTGACCCCAAACCTTATTCTGCCAGTCTGCCTTTTCCCTCTCGTCTTTAGGTGGTGGTGGCATACCATAAAAGTCCCATACTATATTCTCTCTTCCAACTTTTTGATTAACTAGATGAGGGACAGCCGAGAATATCTTAACGTCTGGATTGTGATGGATGCCTCCTGCCCAACCCACTCTGACGGCCTTGGATTGCGTCTTTTGGACGTTCCAGCATGGCAAATTGTAGTCTATCGCATTCTTCACGACCGCCAAAACACCCCTACAAAATGGCTTTATACGCTCTGCAAACTTAACTTGAGTCACCGTCACTAAATGTGAATTATAGTATAGGTGCTTAGTTAGTTCGCTCAATCCCTGATTCTTGTAAACATCTATCAAATGATGTTCTTCGTAAAGTTCAGTTAGCAAATCATCTGTATCGAAGTGAACAAATTTACCAGCCTTCAATGCAACACCCTGAACTCTTGCAGTATATGGGCCACCAAAGTTACTTATGTTATTTATAAGAACTACTTGAGCCCACTTAATATCCTCTGGTGCCTCATCTTGTTCTGCTCCTGGATACTCAAATTTGCCCGTTTGAATATTAAGTTTTAATGGGTTATCATTAAATCTAATTTCAACCTTATCAGGGTAGAGTTCCAGAAGCTTATAATATGGCATTAAACTTCGATAATAAGCGCAGCCACCTGTATTGGGATTAACTACTAATATTTTTAACTTGTCTGACATATGTATCATTATAGTCAATGATACATATAAAATAAAAAAACCCTCCTAAGATAATCTTAGGAGGGTAAAGCTTACTTACTTAGAATCAAGCTTGAGCAGGGGCTGTAGGTGGAGGTGACTTCGTAGTAGCATCTACAGGCTCGGGCCGACTATGCGAAACACCCAAAGCCTTTGCAACGCTTACTAGAGCACCTACAACGTCTACATTACCATCATAGGGCACAACTGCTGCAATGGCATCCTTATAGTTCTGACGCTTTCTCTTAGAGATCAGTGCTAGAATAACTTCTAGAACCGCTAACTGAGGAACAAACGTCTTCGCAATAGATGCTGCCATTGCTAGAATATCCAGAATCCAAATACTGGTTTCATCTGGAGTAAGGTCAATTCTAGGCGCATCTGGCTTTATAAGCTCATCTGGTGCAAAGACAAAATGCTTTCCCTGCCACTTAGGATTATCCTTAAGCTTAATAGGGAACATATCATCTGGAATCTGAATGATCCTTGCATCAGATATCAAATCTGGACTGACCAAGCTATCAGTGGTAACTACCGATAGCCCGTCCAACCCAGAATCAGTAAGAAACCTGCAACTTGGTAGTATCGCAAGAATAGCTACCAATGCTAAAATCATGAACTTCTTCATACTTGAATCTCCTTTTTAAACTTCTTCTCACCCATATCATCATCCTTAGGTGATGACGGTGCAACACTAGTGGTATCCAAAGACACTCTCAGATACTCCACTAGTCTCTTCCCTTCGTCGTATTCTCCAATTTGGATATTGCTGTGAATATCATGGAGAACTTCCAACCAAATCTTAATCTCACGATCAGACCCAGCAGGAGTCTTCTTGATACGGAAAGTGGATTGGTCGTAGTTGTTAAACTCACCACTCTTTCCAAGCTCAAGAACGAAGTCATTACCCTTCTTCAGTGAGATGACATTCGTGTTCTCGGGATCAGATTCATCCATCATGTCTGCGTTAAATAGACCATCAAGAACCTTCTTAAAAACCTTTTGGCCAGTAGAAAGAATCTTAACAGCGCCTGCTGCATCATCAGCCTTATTTTCCATATGGCGACGATCTACAACGTTCATGTAGTAACGTGGAGTTCCCTTAATCTTAGTAGCAAGATCACCAAACTTGCTCTTAACCTTTGGAGCCAAGCCAAGCTCCTTGTGCATCTTCCAAAGCTCAAAGTAGAAATCACAGACTGGGCAAGACTCGTTTTGCGTCTTGCGGCAGAAGTAATTCTTAAGCTTGCCTTCCTCGTCGGTATAGCGGTGAATAACAGCTTCTGCATAAAAAGGCTTGCTATCATCCTTCCAAGGGAGAATACGAATAGTATTCTTCCCCGGTTCTACCTTGAGATACTTCTCCCCGCCTTCGCCACCGCTACCAGCGGTCTTGCCCTTGAGGAGTTCTTCGTGCTTCTTGCGTAGTTCATTTAGGTTCATAATTTTTCTCTTTTTTTATTAGTTGTAAAGTTTTGTTTCTGATCGTAAATTCGCACTAAGTTGGATAAGCATATCTTTCTTATGTTCCAACATAGAGCAAATGGCCTTTAAATATCCGTAAATTTCTTCTTGGT